CGTATAGGCGTTTTGCCTCGGAAGTGCCAGGTTCAGGGAACTCACCCTTGTCTGCCTTCCGTAACAGCTCGCTGTCAGATACCTTTGCACCTTTAGACTTAGTCTTTCCGGTGTGGGTAGCTTGTGCGGTCTGCCTGTTCTCCTTCTTTTCAGACAAAATAGTTTTTAGAGTGATGCTATCGAGGGCTTCAGTTACTGAGATGTTTTTCAGGTCTGCAAAGTCTTTCACTTCTTCAATATCCTCCTCGTGTACATCATTCTTGATAATAGATATTAGGTCCTTTTGAGAGAGGTCCTTCTCCTCGCTAGAGCTAGACTTCTGCTGCTTAGGCTTCTCATCAAGGTCGATTTCATCAACCCGGTCCTCCCAGTCATCTCCGAACAGTTTAGTCATTACCTCATCGCTCTTTTCGAACTTCTCTCGGTAACGCTTCTTCTGTGCGATAGCTGACTTAAGGTCCGTATCACCTGAGTCACCTTCTGCTTCTTCTCCAGCGTTGTTTTCAGTAGTTTCTTCTACCTCATTTGTATCGTTAGAGTTTGAGTTCTCTTGGTTTTCTTTTATGTCATTCATAGTTTAGTCTATGTTATTCATTTTTGGGACTTTAGTGTCCGTAATTAGTAATTTATTCTGCTGAGTCTTGTAGTACCTTCTCCTTGATCTCCTCCTCGGTCATATCCTCTTTGTTAACAACTACGTCAATCATTGCCAGTGTATTTTCGACCGTTCCCTCAAATAAGTTCTTGGCTATAAGAGAACTCTGTAGTGGGTCGTCCTCTAGTGACAGTATCTCTGCCTTGATAGGTTCTCCTTCCGGGTCCTTTAGCAACTCAAACGACTGCTCGAGGTAAGTTTTAGCTATTTTCTTGGCCTCAACCACCTGTTTAATCGTGTGCTCCGGGGCTCCCATAATCTGCTTCTCTGTGCTATTCCAGAAGTTTTGGTACTGACCGATTGGTGTTGTTTTCAACGCTTCACCCATCATTCGCTTCCGGAATACACGGATAAGCTCGTCATCAAATGTCTTTTTAAGATTATCTCGTTCTTCCTTTGTTGTTTCTTTACCAAACAAGAGAGCACGAATAGACAACAAAAGGTCTGAATTACCTTTAAATGCCTTTTCTAGTGTCTCTTTGTCTGGTGCTTTCTGTTCAATACTCATAAATTTACGTTACATTAACTATTAAACGTGTCTTTATTGTAACACGGGACGGTTTTGTGATTTACCGTTACCAGCATTACCAGGTTCTACTGGAGCCATCGATGCTGCGCCGGGCTGTTCCGGCTGCTGTGGGCGTGGAGCGGAGGAGCGGTCCTTTTTAGGAACCTCTAGTGGGGAGATAGAGCCAGCCTTGTTAAGGATGCGATTGAATAGGCTGCTAATCTCCGGGTTATCTAATGCCTCTGGGTTACTTGCCACGGTTGTAAACACAGTATTAAGCGTTGCTAGAGCCTCCTGTACGTTCTCCTGCTCTCCTACGATGTCAACGACTGCGGTAGCCTCAAGGCCTTTGAACTGCTCTTTCCAGGTCTTTTCACTTACTCTTGATGGTTTAAAGAAGCGGTTATTATCCTGCCGCTTCAACAGTTTCTCAATTTCATCGGCTCGGATGTCCTCAAGCTGTGCCTGCTCCTCATCGGTTGTAATGTATCCACGCAGTGCTCTCTTGATGATTAGCTCGTTGCTTTCATTCACCGCCCGGTTCTTGATGTAGCGCATATCAATACGCTCTATATCGTTTTCATCTAATATCTGTGCGATTTCCTCTTTGCTATCAAACTTCTTTTTTAGGAACGGAATGATGTACTCCCGGTAAGCGTCCTCAAGGTATAGAGCCTTGGTTTCCTTCATTTCCTCAAATAGAGAGTGGTTTTCGGTTAGCACGGCCTGAGTCTGCCGCCACGCTGTCCCGGACTTCGGAGCCTGGCCTGTCATTGCCTCGGAGATACCTACAATCTCTCGGGAGTTGTTTTTCCATTGGTTGGCAACTGACTGCCAAGAGGCTACCTCGTGGGCTTGGTTGTTTACCTTCGTTAGTGGCTTATTGTCATCGTGGTAAAGGATTTGACCGTTTACAATCTGCTGCAGGACGTTCTTGCCTGCGAAGTTCTTATCGGCGGTCTGGAGTATCATCTTGCTAGAGAAGTCTAGCTGGTCCTTGATTGCCTTGGCGGAGTGGTTCTCCATCCATTGGGAGTCGAATAGCTGCTGTACAGCACCGTAGGACATTGACTGCCCCTCCTCTTCAATAAGGTGCGTCATTATAAAGTTATTCCTTTCCTTCCGGCCACTGTAGAGAGTGAAGTCATCGTAATCAGTATCTTTATCGTCATCACTTTCATTTCCTTTTGAAATATATGAAACCACGTGCATCTGCTCTTGGTATGTGTCCTCATCCTTTTCTTCTCCAGTAAGAAATGCGAGAGGGAGGTTGCCGTGCACCTCGTAAACCCGGTAGTAGCCGGACTTTTGGTCTTTCACCGTCCCATCAAGGTTCTCACGCTGTCCGCCGGAACCGATAAGGTCTTCTACTACCTCCTGGTCGTAGCTTTCATTCTGTCGCAACTGCGCCTCGGTTAGCTCTAAAACTTTAATAAGAGGATTGCTTTCAAAGTCGATAGGATCAATTATTGTGCGGTTCCACGGTAAAACGTTGATAACAAGCTCGCCGTCCTTCTCCACGAACTCAAGGATTGCTGAACCGTACCGGGCAAGAGTAAGGCCCCAGCTATTCAGGAACTTTCCGAACTTTACATCACGCATCCATTGCCGGTTAGCAATGTTCAAGAAGAACGCACCAACGATGTCTTTTATCTGGTCGGCGTATATTCGGATGTCACTGCGGTCAATGTCAGTTGCCCGATACCAGATATTGGCAGCAGCTACTACAATATTATAAAAAGGTTTCTTGCGACCCAGCGAGTCTTTTTCACCAGAGATATGCTTCGAGTTTAGATAAGCCTCGATTTTATTTATATCATCGTACAGGTTCCGGTCAACGTGCTTTGAAACGTGCGTTGTGCCGTCTACCCATTCGTTTTCATTCTCTCTAACTGTTTGGTGTATTGTTTTCATTTATAGAAATTGACCCTGCCTTTGTTTAATAATTGTATCACAGTTTATTCCGCACTATCTTGTGCCAGGGCGGATTTATTACGTTGGAACTTTATCTCCTGCTCCTGGGCGACTCGTTTGTGCTCTGGGTCCTCGCTTGGTGTTATATTAGCACGTAACTCAAAGAACATACGCATTAGGAGCGTATCACCAATATCAGGTGAGCGTCCTAGCTGTTGTTTTACGTACTGCTTTTTGATTAGATACCGCTTGCCATCACTATCAACGCTTCGGTCACGAAGGATAGCCGACACCTCCTCCAGTATCTGGTCACGGTATACCTCTGTTCGGAATGCGAGCTTGTGTTCGTTTAGCATTTGCGCAAGTTTCCAACCACACTGCGCCTTCAGGTTGCCGTACGTTGCTTTTGGCACGAGTGAGTGGTTGATGTGCTTCTTTTCCTTTAGTTCTATCTGTTTGGCAGTTTTAATCGGTGAGCCTCCGCCATTGAAACCGTACGCACCCTTGATGTTATCCAGCACGCCGACACCAAGCCCATCGGCATCAATAAGGATATGGGAATAAGGGACACTCTCGGACGCTGCGATGTCTTTTATTATCTGCGTTGTCCGGTCTGTCGTTTGGTTTTCATAAACTTCTATCTTGTACATCTCCAGTCCTCTCCACAGACTTATTGCCACCCGGTCCTCTCCAAGCCGGGCAATGTCTGCTACTAGATACTTCTTGTCATCCTTTGTGATTGTGTTTGAAAAAGCGTCTGAGATGTAATCGTGTGTTGTCAGGGCATCGTGATCCTCATCGTAATCCCACCTTCCCTCCCAGAGTCGCTGTCGCATAATCTGGTTGTCTTGGTTCTTTAGCGTATTAATATAATCTTCTGACAGATACACATTGTCGGTGGCGTAAGCCGGTACAAAAACCTTATCCTCCGGGAGCTCGCCCTCCTCGTATAAATCAATAAACTCACGTTTCATCCACCCTTTCTTAGGGTTTGCGGTTATTAAAAGCTTCTTTTTCAGGTCGAAATCATCATTTTTCCAACGTCCAATTGAAAGCCAGAGGTTCTTTTTGGCCTCCTCTGGTATCTCACCTCCCTCCTCTATCCAACCTCGGGTCATCTGCATTGAACCGAACCGCTCGTACATCGGGTCCCGGGGCAGGTCTTTGCATTGGATAAGATACACCTTGCTGCCGTTGTGAAGTTCGTAGACGTTGTCCTGGCCGTTGTATCGCATATAAGCGTCCAGGTCTTTAATACCCCAGTTCTTGTGGACCTCCTGAACAATAGGCTTCGTGTGCTTTCGGAGGTCAATCAGCTCTTTCCGGGCGATAAAGTAGTGCGTGCCAGGGTAAGTGTGGGCATCTCCGAATATAGCAGACGCACCGAGATAGCTTTTACCGCCACCTTTAGCACCTCCGTAGAGTATCTGCTCTACATCGTCATTGAG